GTTAAAGACTTACACCGCATTTGAGGATATTCCTCAATCTTTTGATAATCTTATTGAGTTTAGACCAGCAGCTCCTGAAGGTCCTCACACTGAGAGTGAACATGAACTTATAGATCAGTGGAATGAAAAACTTCAAGAGCTACTAAAAAGAGAAACAAAATAATGCCAGCTGTAACAAGAATCGGGGATGCAGACGTAACCCATTGTAGTACACCTAACAGAGCTCAAGGCTCGGGTAGTGTATTCTGCAACGGTATTGGTGTTAGTAGACAAGGTGATAATAACACCACACATCTATTACCAGGTGTACCCTGTCCATCTCATGCTTCTCCTATAGCTGCTGGTTCTTCAACGGTTTATATTAATGGTAAGGGGTGTGGGAGAGTTGGAGATGCTATATCCGGTTGTACATCTGTAGCAGCTGGATCTTCAAACGTATTTGCCGGAGGATAGATGGCAACAAACTATGCTGATAAATTTACTGTAACGTCGCTTAGAGATGAGCGCTATAGTGATTTTTATATGAACTTGGATAAGAACTTTGGTACCAAAGACATAGCTCGTCTAACAAACGAGGATGCTGTTGTAGCTTCGTTACGTAATATTATATTCACTAGAAAAGGTGAGAGACCTTTCTTTCCTGAATTTGGATGTAATGTACTCGGCTTACTATTTGAAAACTTCTCCGCCTTCACCTCAGACTCAATAGATACGGAAATAAGAACTGCCGTTGAAAACTTTGAGCCAAGAATTCAAACAATTAGTAGTAAGGTAGAGGAGAATCAAGATGCCCACTCCTTTACTCTTTTCCTGTATTACACGACAATAAATAATCCAGAAACTGTATCCGTCAGCTTCCTCCTTACTAGAATAAGATAACATGGCCAACTCATCAATCAATCTAGTAGATCTAGATTTTAATGCAATTAAAACTTCTTTAAAGAACCACTTATCCAGTCAGGCTAAGTTCAGGGACTATGATTTTGATGGTTCTAATATGAGTGTTCTTTTAGATGTCCTGGCATACAATACCTACATGAACTCTTTCTACCTCAACATGGTGGCAAGTGAGATGTTTCTGGATACTGCTCAACTTAGAGATAGTGTTGTGTCGCATGCCAAGGAGCTCAACTATATCCCTAGATCTTTTAGATCTGCGTATGCAAATGTAAATATCTCCATCACACCCGCTTCTAATACAACATCCATTGTTATACCATCTAAGACTGCATTCACAGCTAGGCTGGGATCAAATACTTTCAACTTTGTCACGTCTGATGCAGTATCGATTGCTAATAGTGCTAGTGGAGTGTTTTATGCAAATAACATACTAATATATGAGGGAAGCTATTCAACGGATACGTTTATTAAAAATGATGCAATAACTAACCAGAGGTTTGTACTTAATAATCCTAACATTGACACTACCAGTATAGAGATGACCGTCACTGAAAACAGTGGCGCAAATGTGTACGTATATACACAAGGATTTTCTCTTTTTGGAGTCAATGGAAATACTCAAGTATTTTTTATTCAATCTGCAGAGAATGAAGCCTATGAAGTTATCTTTGGTGATAACTCATACGGACGGCTACCAAAAAATGGTGCTATTATTGACGTAACGTATAGAGTATGTAATGGTGAATTACCAAACGGTGTTGATAACTTTATTAATAACTCTAGTATTGATGGACACTCTAATGTATCAATAGTGATTAATGCTGAGGCATCTGGTGGTTCAATCAGCGAGTCCATAGAGTCGATCAAGTATAATGCACCTAGAAGTTTTCAGACACAAGAGCGTGCTATAACTGAAGGTGATTTTGAGATATTACTGACAAGAGAGTTTCCAGAAATACAAGCTATTAGTGTATATGGAGGGGAAAAAGAATCTCCACCTCAGTTTGGTAAGATTTTTGTATCGGTAAAATCAAGTAGCTATGCTGAAGTACCAAACGGTAAAAAGGCTAGCTATATTACATACCTACAAGATAAAGTACCACTTGGATTCTCAGTGGAAGTTGTTGATCCTGATTATGTATACCTGTTCATTGATTCCACAGTAAAGTATGACCCTAATGTTACAACTCTCAATGATGAGCAGATCAAGTCAAAAGTACTTCAGAAGATTGCTGAATTCAACACAACATACTTGAATGATTTTAATAGAACATTTAGGTATAGTAACTTTGTAACCTCAATAGATTCCGCAGACTCAAGTATCATTAACAATGATACAAATGTACTAGCGTTTATTAACTTAATACCAACAATTGATACTCCTACTAATTTTGCTATCAATTTTCATGCATCCATTCTACCAACAACACCGTCCGAATCAAGTCACGCTATAGTATCCGATCATGGTATAAGCTCCACTCCTTTTGTATCAGAAGGACTCACAGTAGAGTTGGAAGATGATGGTGTCGGTAACATACGTATGGTTAGAAGTTCAGGTACTGATCACGTTGAAGTTAGAAAGGTAGGTACTATAAATTATGAAACAGGTGAGATAGTAATCACTGGTCTCAATGTGACAAGCTATACAAGTGGAGCAATTAAATTATATGCAAAGATGGCATCAATGGACTTCTCTTCAACTCTTCAAAATGTATTAATTCTAAGTACAGAAGATGTATTAATTAATATGGTGCCGGATACAAGATGAGAGATATAGAAGATAACATTGCTATTCAAGTTAGCAACCACTTTCCTGAATTCTATAGAGAGCAGGGTAATAACTTTGTTGAGTTTGTAAAAGAATACTACAACTGGACTCAGCAGACTAATAATGTAACTTTCTATACAAGAAACTTATTAGAGTATCGTGATATAGATAAGACTCTTGATGAGTTCCTTGTATTTTATAAAAACAAGTATCTTACATCATCTCCATTCTATGAAGAGCGTACCAAATCAAATATTAAGTTCTCCTCTGATTTCTTCACATCCAAAGGAACTGAGCAAGGCACGAAGCTAGCGCTTAAAGAGATATATGGAGCTTCAGACGCTGAGATATACCTACCAGGTAAAGATGTTATCAAAGCATCAGATGGTGAGTATTATGTTCCTGTTTATCTTGAAGTTTCACTATCATCTAAAACAAGTAGTTTCCTCAATCAGTTTATTACTGGATCTACTTCCGGTGCCACAGCATTTGTAGAGAGTGTTGGTAGACGATCTGTTTCCGGAAGATTCTTCGATATATTATATCTCTCAGCAGTCAAAGGTAATTTCCTGTTTAATGAAATCATATCAAGTGATGGTAACTTATCTGATTGTCCGTTTGTTATTGGATCAATGACTAGTGTTGATATTATTAACCAGGGTCAAGATTTTGAGATAGGTGATATTGTTGATGTAATATCTAATAGAAAAGGTAAATTGGGTAAGGCACGAATTGACGGTACGGAAATTGCCTCTGGCAAGGTCAGATTTACTTTGTTGTATGGTGGAACCTGTTATGGTTCAAATACTCAAACAACTACTGCTAATCTAACACTAGGTATTGAAAATAAAGCATCTGCCAACTCAGATATCAGAGACTTCTATGAGTTCGAGACGGTTATTCAGCCAATGTCTAACATAGCTTTCAATAACTCGTCTGTTAACTTTGCGTTTGGTGGATTAGTTGTTGGTGCTAACTCTACTGCCAATGTTGCAACCGGTAGAGTACTTGGTAAAACACAAAAGACGATTACTGGAAGATTATCTGCTAACTCAACATCCAATGTAGTAACGGGTTTACAGACATCGTTTACAGGTGAGATAGCCAACAATAATTTTATTAAATTTCAAGCTTGTACAGCCACTTTCCAAGTTAGTACTGTTCAAAATGATAGTACACTTACATTGACCACAAACGGTCCAGATGTTTTTGCTAATGATGCTTCTTTAGCTAATGGTAGTGTTATGGTTATTGTTGAGTCAGGTAGTTTTACAGGTGCAACAAGTATAGTTGATACTAATGCAGTCATAACGCTGGTTACAAACGTATCGGCCACTGCTTCTGTGCTAGGATCAACTAATACAAGATTGGGTGTCTATAGCAACGTTAATTCATTCTCTGCAAATGGATATAACTATCTCTATGGGTCTGTATCTGGAGTGACTGCAAATGTATCAACTGTTGGTAGGGGTTCCGGTGCTGGATACGAGATTGGTCCGATAGAGACAGAAGACTCTATTGTTATTAATACAGACTTAATTGCTGATTACCTTAATGTATCATTGAATTCTACATCTTTTGGTCTTCCTAAATTACCAACAGCAAATATATCTACCATCATCATATATGCTTTAACAAGAGTGCCTTATGAGATTGGTTTTATTAAATCCATCACAGGAATTAACCCTGGTTCTAATTATAACATCAATCCTTTTGTTTTGCTAAGAGACCCATTCACATACAAGTATGAGCTCCGCGATCAACGTATCCAAATTGATACTCAGAATGGAACCTTTGTTGCAGCTGAGGATGTAACTCAGGAAGTATCTTCTAACTGTTTTGATATGAGGATTTCTGGATCAGCATTGGCACCATCGGCTTTTGAGATAATGGTACAGAATACTGGATCTGGTGATATATACGCAAATATTGTTCAGTCAAATACATCCTTTGTTAGAGTAGAAACTAATGTACCTTTTGTTAACTCCACTCTTAGTACTGTTCTAACAGGAACTGTAACATCTAACCTCACAAGCCCACAAGTCAATGGTACTGGTACGTCTTTCACAACAGAAGTTGCAGCTAATGACTTCATCAAGTTCTCTGGAAACGGTGCTGTATATAGAGTATCAAGTATCACAAATAACACAGTACTAACACTTTCTTCTAACTCAGTACTAATCACAGGTTCCAATACTCTATTCAAGGTCAACAACGCCGTAAGAAACATTCCTTCTGATTTGTTCTACTTCGTAAACACTGCAATTTCAAATACCTTTTTGAAGATTGCACGTGGTAGTATTATTAACGCTGACAGTACTTTCATGACTATACGACCTATCACACTTAGCGCTACTTTCAAAGAAGGTGTCAGGTTTGGTGGACAAATATCAGGTGCATCAGCTAACGCTAGATTTATTGTTAACGATGCTAACACACTATTCGTTGGTAATAACGGTATTGTAAATGCTTACGCAGGTGTAGCAACTGGTGCAATAACAGACATAACAATTGTCAATTCCGGTCTTGCATACGAGCAAGATGAGATTGTTATAATTAGAAAAGAAACAACAGAAATAGTTGCAGAAGCTACTGTTAACCTAATTAATCAGGGTGTTGGTGAGGGATACTTTAAATCTACAAGAGGCTTTTTAAACAGCGATAAATACATCCATGATGGTGATTTCTACCAATTCTATTCGTATCAGGTAAAATCAGCTCTGCCTCTTGAACTGTACAGAGACACCCTCAAAAAACTAACTCACATGGCAGGAACTAAGTTGTTTGGATCAATGATTAAAACAACCACTGCTAACTTGTCTATTACAACTACCGGTGTAACTATAGAAACATGAGCTTACTAATTACAAATAACATGAGGTTGTTCAGTATCGAGCACTTCATAGAATCTTTCACAGAAGAAAACTTCAACATCTACTACTGTTTTATAGGTGCACCTCTTCCTTTTAGTGATGACAACAACCCACCTGAGATTCAGGATAATACTCAAACAGTATTGGTTGATAGTTATGATAATATGTTATACGGACGACGCGTTACTGCAAACGACGTTATTAGAGTTGTTCCTAGATACGATTGGGTGACTGGCACAGTATATACTAAGTATACTCACACTGCCACTAATCTAAAAGATAAGGCGTTCTATGTTGTTGTTGATGAAGGTTCTGCTTACAATGTCTTTAAGTGTCTTGATAATAATAAAGGAGCCAGTTCAACTATAGCTCCAAGTTTGACTGAGACATCGGCAGGAGATGACTTTTATTTCTCAGCTGATGGTTATCAGTGGAAGTATATGTATTCTATCACTCCAGCAAATTTTGATAAGTTTGCAACTGCTGATTTTATTCCAGTATATCCAGATGCTAATGTTGTAGCCAACGCTGTCAATGGTGGTATAGAGAATATTGAGATTACTAGCTCAGGAAATAACTACATTGCCACCTCTAGTGGAACTTTCCAAGAGATTGCAACTTTTGGTAATCCAAGATCCTTTTCAATAGATCCTTCCACAGCTTCTTCAAACGCTAACTTTTATAATATGAGTGCACTGAAGATAACTGCTGGAGTGGGAGCTGGTCAACAAAGAAAGATTACTGGATATACTGTATCAGGTACAGTAAGAGTTGTGACAGTAGAAACACAATTCGATGTGGAGCCAACAACGGATTCATCATATGTGATATCTCCACTTGTTACTATTACAGGAGATGGATCCGGAGCTCTTGCGCGTGCAGTTGTAAATACTACAACTAAGGGAATACACTCAATTGAAATTACGGATAGAGGTGAATTCTATACATACGCTAGCGTAACATTTAGTGGCAATACAGGTGGATTGGATGGCGGTGCTGCGGCAACTGTGATTATTAGTCCTAGAGGTGGTCATGGTAGCAACGCAGCTGCAGAGTTAGGATGTCATTCTATATGTGTAAGTGCTAAATTTGATAGTGGAGCATCTGATGGTAAAATTATAGATGAGAATGACTTTAGAGTTGTAGGTATTCTTAGTGATCCAAACTTTACGAGAGCTGATCTATCAATCAGTAATAACTCTGGTGGTTTTGAAACAGGAGAGACTATTACTCAGTATCTTGGTTCTCCCATCTCTGAAGTAGTTGTTGTAAATCCAGGTTCTGGATATACTTCAAACGCAGCCATTGTCATTGGTGGCGTAAGTAGTAACCTTGCAACTGCTTTTGGTATAGCTAACTCTACTGGTAAAATTGCTTCTGTAAGAGTTACTGATAGTGGGTCAGGATATCTGTTACCAACTATAACTTTTGGTCCTCCTACTGCTATCACATTTAACGCCAATACTAATGTCAATGATACTGATGAGTTCATTACGCTTGCAAACAATGTATTCCAAAATAATAGTATAGTAACTTATCGTACATCTACTGGTAATACCGTCATCAGTGGATTAGCCAATAACACATCATATTATGTTGTACAAGCAAATTCAACAGGTATAAAGTTATCTTCCACCCTTAACGGGACAGCAATAAATCTTACAAAAGGTCTTACTCAGACTGGACATAATTTGATTGGTGAAACAGCAACTGGAATTGCGACGCTAAATACAAATAAACAAGCTGTGGCGAATGGTACGGTTGTATCATTCAGCGCTGGTCAGCTAGTCCTAGCAAATGTTCATGGGTTTTTCCAGCAGGGAAATAGTACGCTGGGATTAGTTACAGGTGAAGCGTCAGGATATACAGCTGTTGTTGACTCCGTATCTCAACCAGGTACTTACTTTGATCAAACTGTAAGATTAACCGGTTCTTTACAGACAGCACAGAATTTTGCTGAGGATGAATTGATTACTCAAGCAAACGGCGGTAATGGATATTACTACAGTTCAAACAATACTGTTTTAAGAGTTGTAAATAAAAAAGGAATTATCAGTATCACGGATCCAGATACAAGTCGTTTCGTGTTGGGTGACGAGTCGGATGCGCGATTCCTTGTTACAAATACTGCTGGACCGGATATTATAGATGGATCGGGTAATATTTTATATCTTGAAAACTTCTCTCCAATTACCAAAACTGCTGGGCAAACAGAAACAATCAAATTAGTACTTGATTTTTAACAGAGGATTAAATGGCATCACTCGACACAAACTTTAATGTAACACCTTACTTCGATGATTACAGTGAAGATAAAAACTTTCATAGAATTCTTTTCAGACCGGCTGTGCCTATCCAGGCTAGAGAGTTAACTCAGCTCCAGACGATCCTTCAAAATCAGGTCGAGCGTTTTGGCGACAATATCTACAAGCAAGGTACAATCATTAAGGGTTGTACCTTTTCGTATGATTATAATTACACCTATATTAAGATTAATGATTTAAAAGTTGATGGTCTTCCAGCACTACCTTCTGATTACGCTAATCTTTATGCTGTAGATACATCTTCTAACTTACAGGCTATTGTGGTTAATGCAGTTAATGGTCTTGAATCTCAAGATCCCGTTACAAATCTACTATTTGTCAAGTATTTGAATACTGGTTCAAATCAGAAAAAAGCTTTTGCAAATAACGAAACAATAACACTATACAATCAGGATTACCGTTTAACTGGTGTCACCATAACTAACGGTGGTACTTTATACGATAACTCGGACTTCCTTATTTTTACTGGAGGAAGTGGTACGGGTGCTGAAGCAAATGTCACAACATATTCCAACGGAACAATCAAAGCAATTACTTTCTCTGCATTCGGTAATGGCTACATAACTACCCCTACAATAACTGTTAATACATCAACTGGATCAAGTGCTAACTTACTTGCTATTAACTATGAAGCACAAGTTACTGTATGTAATGGATCATTCTCAGCAAATAGTAATACAACAGGTACAAGTACATCTACTAACCCTGTTGGTACTGGCACTGCTGTTACTATTAGTGATGGTATTATCTACCAAAAAGGTCATTTCGTCAGAGTAGATCAACAAACAATTATAGTTGATAACTTTAGTAGGACACCAAATAATGTTGTATTAGGTTTCTATACAGAAGAATCAATAGTAAATAATTCTTTAGATTCAACACTTCTTGATAATGCTCAGGGATATTCAAATTACACTGCACCAGGTGCTAACAGACTTAAATTAACACCAACTCTGCAAGTGTTATCAAAGGTAGATGCAGCTGCTAATACAGAGTTCTTTAAGTTAATTGAGTTTGAGAATGGTAATGTATCGAAGAGAAGAACAGAAACAGAGTTTAATTCTATTGATAAGAAGTTAGCACAGCGCACCGCTGAGGAGAGTGGTGATTATGTTGTAATGCCGTTTACTATCAATACTGAAGAGATCACTGGTAATACTACACATTTGAAGGCTGTGATAAGCGCTGGTGTCGGTTACGTAGATGGTCAAAGAGTAGAACTAAATGATGCAATTAGATTAAATGTTCGTCAGGGTACTGATACGAGAACAGGCATACAACAATCAATCGTTACTAACTATGGTAACTATGCTTTAGTTTCACAGGTGCATGGTGTGTTTGGGTTCGTAAATGGAGATACAGTAAATTTAAGAAATACTGCTGCTACGGATGTTACTGATAATATAGGTGGATCATCAACATCTCCTGGATCAATTATTGGTACAGCTAAGATTAGATCAATAGAATATCATTCTGGTACTGTTGGTACTCCAGGTTGTCAGTATAGATTATACTTATTTGATATAGTAATGTCAGCAAGTTATAGATTCTCAAGTGTGAGAAGTATCCAGAAGACCGGTGCGGTTGCTGACTTATTCTTCCAAGCTTTGTCAAGAGTATCGTTGAATGATACTACATATGATACCATGGTATTCCAAACTGGTTATACCGCAGTGAGTGCTATATCCAATGCTGACTTTATTTATAGAACTGTTACGGCTAATTCGTTTAGCACCGGTGGAAATACCACTATCCAGTTATCTGGAACGTACGACTATTTCCCTTATACAGCTGGCAGCACCCTCAATACAGTCCAAGAGCAAGACTTCATTGTAATTCCAACAGTCAATGCTGTTAGTACAGTAAATCTTGCTGGATCTGCAACAGTATCTGGAAATGTAACAACTGGAACTGGAACATCGTTTGCAACAGCTCTAGAGGTTGGTGATTATATTCAATTCTCAACTAATACAACTATTGTGCGTGTAACATCAATTACTAACGCTACTAATATGACTTTGAGTAGTGCTATTACAGCATCGGGTAATATATCTTTAGCTTACCCAGCTAACATTCCTGTTAGACTGGATAGGGCAGGTGCTTCTATCACGATTGGTGCTCAGGGTAACACAGCAACCATTAGTTTGGGTACTGGAATAGCTGCAAGTGCAGCTGTGTCTGTTGTCCACAATGTCAAGGTATCTCCAGGATCAAATATTATCCACAAAGCTAAGACAGTTGTTAAAGATGTTTATATTAAACTATCTACAACCAGTATTACAGCCAACAATAGAGGACCATGGTCACTTGGTATTCCTGACGTATTTAATCTCAAGGCTGTTTACGTTGGGACAAGTAACACATACTCTAATACTTCAACAAATTATGCTTCGAGCTTCCAATTAGTTGATGGACAGACAGATAATATATACGGCTTATCCCAACTAAAGCTCAAGCCTGGTAGCGCTATCTCTATAACAAATAGCAACTGTTTGTTAGTACGTGTTGATTTATTCACACATGGTTCTGGTTATTATATAAGCACAAACTCATATCCTGTGGATGATACTACTGCAACACTACCTGCTAATAAAATTAGAACATATGATATACCTAACTTCCTATCTCCCAAAACAGGTTCTGTATCAAGTTTAAGAGATGTAGTTGATTTTAGACCTGTTGTAGCTGCCACTGCTAATACCGGTGCAGTGACAGTGGCAACTGCTTCTATTGATCCTGCAAATACTCATACAATAACTGGATCAGTGTATTTTCCTGCTCCTAACGAAGTATTTGAAGCAGATATCACATATTTTATGCCCCGTGCTGATCGTATTATTGTTGATAGAAATAGTAACTTCTATATCAAAGAAGGTTTACCAAATGCTAGCCCAGTTCCTAGCGTAGTACCAAGTAAATCAATGTCGCTAGGTACATTGATAATACCCCCGTTTCCTTCCCTATCTCCAAAGGTAGCTACGGCATCTCAGCGCCCTGAGTATGCCACATTAGTAAAAACCGATCAGGTGAAGCGTTATACAATGAAGGACATAAGACAGATAGAGGAACGTCTATCAAGTCTTGAATATTATTCTCTTCTTAACACGTTAGAAAAGAATACAAAAGATATAGTAATACCTAGTGAAGCTAATACTGCAGTTTCAAGGTTTAAGAATGGATTCTTTGTAGATCCAATGAATAATTATGATATTGCAAATCCTGATGATCCTGAGTTTGATTTTTTAATTGATACTGATAAATCATATGGTAGACCTCCGAATACTCAGAAAAAGATTGACTTATCAATAAACACAGCATCATCGACGAGTTTTGTGAGAAAAGGTGACTATGCGATGCTGAGCTACACCGATGAGTTAGCGTTAACACAACCGCTCGCAACAAAATCAAGAACGGTAGCAACTCTTGCTTGGGCTTATCGTGGTACTATGAGATTATTCCCGGAGTATGATAACTACTATGACTTAACAACAAAAGCAACCTCCTTCACTATCGACTTTTCAAAGCAATTTAACGCTATTGTTAATTCTATAAATGATAACTTTACTCTCAAAGGAACAGGTAAAACAATAACTGTCAATACTTCAGATTTCGTGACGACAGCACAAGGTAAAAATTTTGCTGTACAAGAACAGAAAACAACAACTACTACCGCAACAACAACTGGATCAATTGTTCCTGGTAAGACTGTTCAAACAAAGGAGGATATTGGAGATTTTGTATCCCAGTTTGACTTCAATCCATTTATTAGAGAACAACAAGTTGAGTTTGTTGTTATTGGACTCAGACCTGGTGCAAGACACTATGTATTCTTTGATGGAAAACCACTCCAAAGTAGACCTGCTCAGGTTGTTAGTATGGCCGATCTCAATGGGGGTACAGAGGGATTATCTCAGAGTACCAATTTCTCATTCATAGGACCAGTTGGTGCTAACCTAGTTGCTAATAGTACAGGTGGATTAGCTGGTGCATTCTTTATACCAGGAAACACATTCAACGTTGGTCAGCGTGAAGTTTTAATTGTTGATACAGATAGTTATGAAAGTTCAGATAGCGCAGTATCAAGGGTAACTGCCCCTTACAATGCTTACAACTTCAAGAAAGAGATGACAAATCTCTCGATGATTACCAAAGCCCCTGCATCATTTCCAGCTGTATACCAGACAACTATTGATGTAACGACAACTACAACACAGCGTGTTATAAGATGGGACCCTCTTGCACAGACCTTTAATTTAAACTTCAATGATAGCGGTGATGGGTGTTATATAACCAAGTTAGACTTATTCTTTAAGAGTAAAAGTACGACCGCTGGTATAGCAGTTCAAATCCGTGAAACTCTAAATGGTGTACCTACCCCTATAATCCTTTCTAACAAGTTTATTTCTGCTGACGATGTAAATGTAAGCAATACGGGACAAGTAGCAACTACTGTTGTTTTAGATACCCCTGTGTTTATTAGAAATAACATAGACTACTGTATTGCAATTCTCCCAGATCAAAACTCACCTGATTACGCTGTATGGACTGCAGTACCAGGTCAGCCAGATGTATCTAGTAACAAGATTGATAATGGTGACTTTGGTGTTGGAGTATTGTTTATTTCATCGAATGATAAAGTATGGACCCCAGTACAAACAGAGGATCTTAAATTTAATTTATACTACGCTAAATTTACACCTTCATCCGGAACTATAGTGCTGGAGAATAAAAACTATGAGTTCTTTACTTTATCAAATACTGAAGGTAGTTTTGAAGGTGGTGAGTTGATTGCTCAGAAGTCTAATACATTCATTACATCTGCTAATCTAACAAGTAACGTATCATCGCCATTTGTAGTCACATCATCATCACTGACGGCATTGCTGACTCGTGGTGAAAATGTGCTAATGGTATATGGTACTGATAAGGTCTTAAAGACCGGCACCGTATCAAATAGTGCACCTACAACAATCACTGGTTCTGGAACAAGTTTCACAACCGAGTATAGTGTAGGTGATTATTTACTTATTGGTAATAGTGTCCGTGAAGTAACTGCTATTGCAAACACTACTCAACTCACTATAGATGCTCCTTTAGCAACAGCGGCGTCTGGTGTGGCTCATCACGGAGTTACAGAACATTTTCAGGTTAATATGGTACTTGGGGTGACATCATCACTTCTGTTACTAAAAGACTGGCCTGAACGATTAGCTGATGGTTCTACTACATATTTAAATATACAGAAAGCTGTAACTGGCCGTGTAGCTGAGATTGGTAATGATGACACAATCGTTATTGATAGCTCAACAGCAGCTAATGCTTCCTTTTTGTTCCAGGCAACAAAAACTATAGTAGGATCTAAATCAGATGCAACAGCCGTGATTAGTTCCATAGATGATTATGCTTATAACTTCCTAGAAGTTCATGCATCTACATTAACACCTTCATCAGCAAGTATTGATTTGTCCCAGAACGCAGCTACTACTTCTAATTCTTTTAGTACAGGAAATATTGGATTTGGAGTATCTAATAAAAATGACGTTGAGTTGGAAATGAGATCAAGAAGTAATGAGATAGCTAACCATAGTGGTAATAAATCTTTACGGATTACAGCTACTTTAGGTAGACCATCAACATCAGATAAAGTAAGCCCTGTTATAGATCTAACACCAGCTAGTGTTGTATTACTACAAAACAGGATTAATAATTCCAGCGCAGATGAAAATACCAAGTATGGTAATGCAGAAGTGAAATATATATCCAAGCGTGTTGTTCTAGCTGACGGTCTCGATGCAGAGGATATGAAGTTTTATGTGACTGCATACAAGCCTGCGGGTACTAGTGTTTTAGTTTATACTAAAATATTGAGTAACGATGATGGTGGTCAGTTTGATTCTAAAGAATGGACTCTATTGGATCAGACTACAGAAACTAGTTTATTCAGTGATCTAGCAGATGAGGAGGATTACCTTGAGTATGAGTATTCATTACCTAAGACACCTCCTGCAACAAGATTAACTGGTGTCGCAGCTACGAACAGCAACAATACTATAACAGGATCCTCTACAACATTTAATACTGATCTTGTTGTTGGTGATTTAATCAAAATTGTGAACACCGATACAAATACTGATTACGAAATTAATGTAGTAAATGCTGTTACAAATAGTACGTCATTACAGTTAACAAGTAACACTGGTCCTTATTCAAATACAACTACTACTGGTTTAACCGTAGAGAAAGTTACACAGCCACTTACTGCATTCAAGTATTGGGCTGATAGCTCCGTAGTACAGTATTATGATACATCAAGATCAGCTTACAGCACATATAAAATATTTTGTATAAAAATTGTATTATTGTCAGATAATACTCAGAATATTCCTAAAATTAAAGATATAAGGGCTTTAGCGGTGTCTGTATGATTATAAAAACTGATGATGGTAGTTTTAATAGAGATAGTAGTAATCACGCACTAATAAATACAAATGCGGAGGCCTACAGTCTCTATAAGCAGCAACGAGCTCAACAAAAAAACCACAACGATTTGCAAGGTCAAATTGATAACCTAAAAGGCGATCTTGATGATATCAAGAGTATGTTATCAGTTTTAATACGAAGAGAGAACAATGGCAATCCAAACATCTAATGTAAATATCGTAACAGATTCATTCCAAAACTGGGTTGATAAAACCAACACTCTGTTATATGGATACTCCACATACACTGTTACTGCTGTAGCAAATACTGCTGGTAGTATTACAACTGGTAATGCTGTAATTAATGGTACGTTTGTATCAAACAGTGTTGTTGTAAGTGGATCTGGTACCCTTGGTCTAAGGGGTGGTACACTAACTACAAGTAATGTTCTCTTTGTGACGAGTAATGTATCGGTTGGTAACTCAACTGTTAATACAACAATCACTACTACTGGGATAGGTACGCAATCTATTACTGCTTCTGGTAACGCTACTATTAGTGGGTTAGCAAATATATCTGGTAATGTAACCATTAGTGGTACTTCGCATGTTGTTGGAGGCAATGTTAACATCGACTCCGGAACACTATATGTTGATTCCGTCAATAACAGAGTTGGTATAAACAACACGGCTCCTGGCGTTGCTCTGCACGTTACAGGTCAAGCAAACATAACAGGTAACACAACAGTTGGTGGTGTGCTTACTGTTGCAGGTAACACAGCTTTCACAGGCACTGTTCAGTATACTGGTGGTGTAGCATTCAGTAATAGTGTATCAGCAGTTGGTAATGTTACATTTAGT